CAGCTGCTAATTCCGGCGGTTATACATGGGTTCCAACACATATGAATATTAGTATAGAATTGGAAACTCAGTATATTCCAATTAAACTTAGAAATCAATTTAATCTCGACGAATTTAGGTCGGGTAAATTAGTCAATAATGGATACATTTAATGGCAGCAAATTCAAAAGATTCTAGTCAATATCTGTTGACGCCGATTAAGGATTGGTATCTCGATCTATGGGTTCCTAGGACCGTGCCTAAGAGTGATTTTGATAAAATTATCATTATACCTCCCGAATTCAATCAACGTCCAGATTTACTAAGTAATCAGGAATATGGCACACCTCGTTTATGGTGGGTATTCTGTGTAAGAAATCCAGATCTCATCATCGATCCAATCAATGATTTTGTTGCAGGATTAGAAATTTTTGTTCCTGTTAATATTTTAAAACAATAATTTATGGCTGAAAAATTTACAATAGGTCGTCGTGGCGGTGGTGCTACTGAACAGAGATTAACCGCAAGAGTTGCTACGACAGATAGCGTCAGAAATGATGCTGGGTATGGCCGCGGCGGCCAGGGCGGGCCAACCGCTGAAGAATTAAGAATCAACAGTGTAGGTGCAGGTAGAGGACTTGTAAATCCTGAATTTGTGAAATCAGATAATAATTATTCTCACGAGGGTAATAATTATGTCGTATCCTCAAAAGAAACCGATATTGGGAAAATTAATTTAAACACGGCCTTTATTCCGAATTTATTAGATAACTATGATTCTGTAACTTATCACTGGAAACTCTTTATTGTCACTCCAGATGCATCAGCTAGCGGCGACATATTTAATTTAAACAAACAAATTATTATTGCCGAATCGGGTGTTTCTGACTTAACTATCGATAATGTTATAATCGAAAGCATTGCAACACCGTCAGTTGATAGCGGTACAGGAACATCAACTAATGTAAGATTTAATATTATAGAACCAGCTGGCGCAGGACTTATTGATAAAATCTTTTATCAATCATTAGCATTGGGTATCGGTAATTGGAATGTAATGCCTTTCTATTTACAATTACAATTTAAAGGTCGATCACCAGAGACATCCGAAGCCGATGATGGATCACCGGGTTCACTTTCAAATCTACGCTGGCTATGGGCTTTAAAATTAAATGATATGAAAGCTAATGTTACAACCGTCGGAACCAAATATGAAATTTCAGCAATTGTTTATAACGAATTAGCACAAAGTAATGCATATTTTACAATGCAACATACTACCGTGTTAAATAGTCTTTCTACGATTGATGATGCAATGAGTAAATTGCAAACTCAATTAAATGCAGATCAAATTTATAGATTAATTGATAATGCAAGTATACCCGATACCTATAAAATTATTGTTGACCCAGTGATTGCAAATTATAATATTACTCCATCTAATCATAATACAGATTCTGTAAGAAATGATAGCACCGCAAATTTTAATGGTAAAAATGCTACATTTCCCTCTGCTACATCCGTTGATAAAATTATTGATACATTATTATCACAGACAGAAGAATACCAAGTGCTTATTAAAAATTCAGCTACACCTGGATCAAACGGAAAAACAATGAACGAAGAGATAAGTCAGATGAAAAAATTCTGGAGAATTATTACCGAATCTCGTCCTCTAAAATTTGATCCAAGGCAAAATAATTATGCAAGAGAATTTACTATATTTGTAATACAATATGATATTGGTGTGCTCGATACAAATACTTTTCAAGATTCGGCGGGAGATAAGACAATTGAAGCTGAAAGAAAACGGCTTGAGACATATGTTAAGAAAAGCATCCTAAAGAAAAAATATAATTATATTTTTACCGGCTTAAATGATCAAATTATTAATTTTGATATTAAGATTAACAATGCTTTTGCATCTGCTACAGCAAGAATGGGCGGAATATATTATAATGCTGCTATGACAGATAAGGGGATGGTAAGCCATAATCACTCGTCGGACGAAGCATCTGTTACTGAAAAACTTCAGCGTGCAATTTCATTTCAACATAGTAATGATTCGGGTTCTGTAGAAAGTAAGGCAGCTTATGAAGATGCTAAAATATCAATTAATGCTGCAACATTACCACCGGGTTATAAAGAAAGATATACAAAAATATTAGAAAATGCCAAACCCGAGAGTTGGACAAATTTTTCTGAATCAATACAGGCTGCTGGTGGTATTGATCAAGATGCAGAATTAACAAGGGTACAGTTAAGAGCAAGAAGTATAGCTACACCAATTAAAGATAAGGCCACAGATCAAAATTTACAATTTATCTCTGATGTTAATCCCGGTGGGCTTGATGCAAAACAAGCCTATAATAATTATGTAAAAGGAATTAAGGGTAAATTAAGACCGGTTGCACGCATTGATAGTATGCAACAAAGACAAATCGGTGCCGGTATAGAATCGAGTAGTAATTCTGGTATTCAGAAACTATCTAGCATTTTCTCTGTTGCTATGCATAGCACACAAGATGTATCTTTTGCAAAAATATCAATGAATATCAAAGGTGATCCATTTTGGTTATTTCCACAGCCTATTATAGATGGAAATGCTAGGCTCTATAATTCCTTAAAGCCAAAAGATGAGGCAATTAAATGGATTAAATCTGCCCATTTCCAGGTAAGAGATTCAGTGAATATTACCGGTTCTGATAATTTTATTATTATTCGTTTTAGAACACCGCGTATATTTGATATTAATGATGGCAATATTGATGATACAAATGCATTGACAGATGTCGAATCATTTAGTGGTGTATTTAAGGTTGTTACTATCACAAGCAAATTCGAAGGCGGAAAATTTCATCAAGAATTAAATTGTTTAATGGATTATAATATTAACATTATAAATTTCATAGAAGAGATTGAAGGAATTTCATCTAAAACTGATACGCCAGTTAATCCAGATTCATTAGTTGCTAAAACTATCGATTTATCTGCGGCTACATCAACACAACGAATTGCAGAAGGAACTATTATCAACGGTGTACAGAGTCAGTCAACTATAAGTTCAGTAATTAAGAAGGGTCCGCAATTATCTTCAAATATTCCAACAAAAATACCTAACTCTATCTCTGGATTTCCAGATATACTTGGATAACAAATGCCATACATTGATACAAATACTAGAACAACATCACCTCTTTCAAATGAGAGGCAACAACTTATGGGTAGAATTCCATTACTCAATGGTGTCTATGTTGGATTTGTCAAAGATGCTATCGATGTTCAACGAAATGGAAGACTTCGTGTATGGATTCCCGAATTAGGAACAGCGCCCGACGAAGAACAGGGGTGGATGATTGTAAATTATTGTTCGCCTTTTGCTGGAGCAACAAACATAGATACAGCAAGCAAGGCAAATTTACAGCAGTTCGAGGGAACACAAACCTCATATGGTATGTGGATGATTCCACCAGATATAAACAATCAGGTATTAGTAATGTTTGCTAATGGCGATGCTGCCCGCGGATTTTGGATTGGTTGCCTATATAATCAATTTATGAATAATATGATTCCTGGCATGGCTGCTGATACAAATAACTATCAATATCCTGGAAAAATTGTCCCTGTAGCAGAATACAATAAATGGGATCTAAAGGTAACTCAGCCCGACAAAACAACTAAACCTTACGAAAAAACAAAGTTTCAAGGATTGGGAAATCAGGGATTAATTACCGACCAAGGCCGTGGTATCACTATATCGAGTGCCCGGCGAGATTCCCCTAGTACAGTTTTTGGAATTCTTACCCCGGGACCAATTATTGATTCTACTGTATCTCCTGCTAATATTAGAAGAAAGGGCGGATCATCCTTTATTATGGATGATGAGACCGGTTCTGAATATGTGCAATTAACTACTAAATCTGGTGCTCAGATTAAATTAGATGAAACAAATGGATTTGTCTACCTAATTAATCGAGACGGTACTGCCTGGGTGCAAATGGATCAGAAGGGTAATATAGATATTTTTGG